TTTCTCTAGTTCTAACTCTCTTTCACTTCAAAAACAATTTTCAAGGTTCTTTATATAAAGAATATAATAAAAATACTTTTAATATCGAATTTAAGAGCACTCTCAAATTCTATTAAAAGCTTTTATTTAAAATATTTTTAATAATATTATTATATAGGAAATTGAAAAATTTTTTTTATAACGTAATGAGCTTTCGCGAAAAGCCTATTACGTTGTTATTCGTAGAATGAATTTTAACGTAATAGGCTTTTCTTATTTTCTCTATACGTTGTTAAAAAATACGTTATGAGCTTTTATGAAAAGTCTATTACGTTATAAAAAATTTTTTTCAATTTCCTTATATAAAGATATTTAAAAATATTTTAAATAAGAACCTTTTAAGATAGTTCTAGAACTCAGTTAAAACCAGAACTCTCAAAAATTCGATATTAAAAGTATTTTATAATTTATTAAAATAAAAAAGCGTTATGAAAATAACGCTTTTGTTTTTTAAGATATTTTGAAAAATTTCAAAACGAGAAGAATTTTTCAGGGTGGATTTTATGATAATAAAATCTTTAAAACTTTTAAAAGGAATATTTTAAAAGAAAAACCCTGTTCTAAAATACACTTTATTATTATAGTTATTGTTATTTTAAAACAAAATATTTTAAAATACATTATATTTACTTAAAAAAGAACTTAAAAAATTGTGATTTATGCTATAAATTAAAAACCTCTTAAAATCTTTAAGAGGTTTTATTTTTTAATTAGGCGCTCCAACGTAAGCATTAACAGCATTTAGGTTTGTCAATTCGACCTTATTTTTCGGTGCCGTCGGATCTTTAATGTAAATTCCCTGTTTAACAAAAACAACATTTTCTGTTTCAGCAGGATTCTTAATCCATGTTCCGTGCATATAAGTTAATTTTTGACACAAAAACTTATTGTCTTTTTTTGAAATAACAATATATGGAACTCCATCATACTCATTGTACCAAGAAACAATACATTCCTGAGCTTCATTTATTAAATAATTTTGAAAATTCATTTTAACTCCTTATTTTTAAAAATATTTATATTCTTTATATAAGAAAATTGATTTTTTAAAAAAAACAACGTTATCAGCTTTTTAAAATTCTTTATAACGTTGTTTTTAAAAAAATACAACGTTATCACAAATTCAATAAAAGTGATAACGTATTTTTAAAACTTTAAAATTCTCTTACTTGGCACAGTTTTTGCATGTACAAAAGATTTAGCCTCTAGGTGAGTTTTTGCATAGAGCAAAAGATTTAGCCTCTAGGTGAGTTTTTGCATAGAGCAAAAGATTTAGCCTCTAGGTGAGTTTTTGTAAAGCAAAGAGTTTGCTCTATTTATAAAAATCATAAAAAATCAAAAATTTTTGAAGATGATTATAAATAATATAAAAATATTTTAAAAACGGAGAAAAAAATGGCTGAAATGGTTAGTCCCGGAGTATATATTACTGAAAAGGACCTTTCAACTATTGCTACAAACAGCTCACAATGCACAACTGTTTTCGGCGGTAAGTTCACAAAAGGACCTTTAGAAAAATATACTCAAATTACAAATGTTGATGAGTTAATTGACTTCTACGGAAAACCGACAAATGGCAATTATAATGACTGGTTCCAGTGTTATAATTTTTTACAATACGGTGATAATCTTCTTATTTCAAGAGCATGCAATGTAAACGGTGCAGCAGAAAATCTTAATGCTTCATTCCTTGAGTTTAACTCTTTAGAAGGTTTTGGAATTCAAGAATTCGGAACTTCACCTTATGGTATTACATCTGATGTTTCATGGGTTTTTACTGACAGAAGCACAGGCGCTAAAGTCGGTGATATTATTTCTTTTGGAAATTCAGAAGTAGATGTTGTTGAAATGAATTATCCTAAATTTAAGGTTTTAGATGTTATTGAAGATGTTGCTACAAAAATTATTGATCAGGTTGATGCTAACGGTATTGTAACTCAGGTTAGAGTTCAAGAAAATATTTATGCTTTAAAATTAGACCGCGCTCCAACGATGCTTGTTAATAACAAAGAAGTAAATGTTCTTAAAAATACTCCTGTTTTCAGAATTGATATTTCTTTAAACGGTTCAGCTGAAGCTTTAGAATACGAAGCATCTCAAGAACTTCAAATTGATTGGAAAAAGACTAAAAAAGCAACTTACTCAATTCCGTTTAGAATTCCTGAATATCTTGACAGAACAGCTTATTATAATCCTCAAAAGAAAACAAAAACAATTGATAAAGAAGATATTAATACAGGTGTTTGGTATACAGAAACTTATGATGTTTATGAAAAGAATACTCCGACTGTTGAAGATGAAGGATTTTTATTCAAATTAAATAAACAGATTAAAAATGATGATCATTTTAGTTTAGTAAAAGATTCTTTAGCTTTTTCAAATACAAGCGCTAAATTAAAATTCTTCTCTAAAACCCCGGGAACAGAAGATGCGAAATACAAAATTTGTATTTGCACTCCTTCAGATTTTGCTGTGAATGACACAAGATTTGTCGGAAATCATTGTACAAAATATGTTTGTGATGGAATTACAATTGACGGTTTATTTGAGTATGCTCCTAAACTTGGTTCTGCTCAGATTGCAGTTGTAATTTATGATCCTATTGAGCTTGAAGTTAAAGAAACATGGTTATGTTCTTTGGATCCTAAAGAAGTTGACGCTTATAATAATTCTATGTACATAGAAGATATTATTAACCGTCAAAGTAATTTAGTTTATGTTAAAGATAATGTTTCAAAAGATCCTTTAATTGACGTTGAGCAATACATTTTAGATGTTTATGGAAATAAAATTATTAAAACAACTAAAGACGCAAACGGAAATATTGTAAATGTTCTTGATCACTTAGGAAATCCTGTTTACAGATCAGTAATTTCAAAAGTTCCTAATATTTCAAGTTATTGCTTTATTTATGATTCAATAAACAATCAATATTACGGACGTTCATTGTCATTAGAATGTTCTTCTGATTCTGAAATTCAAGAAGATGACTTAATGGATGCTTATGAAGTTTTTGACAATAAAGAAGATATTGATGTTGATATTATCATTGCAAATGAACTTGATTTTGGAAGATCAGCTTTAAATCTTGCTGAAACAAGAAAAGATTGTATCGCTTATTCTGGAATTCCATTAGAATATGCTGGTTCAAATGTTTGTGTCGGTCAAAAAGCGTCTACTGCCACTACAAATATTATAAAATACAGAAATTCTGTAAATTATAATTCTATGTGGATAAGTTTATGCTCAAATTATAAATATCAGTACGACAGATATAACGATGTTTACAGATGGCTTAATATTGCAGGCGACTGCGCAGGTTTAAGAGCTAAATGTACGACAGAAAATGACTCTTGGTGGGCAGCTGCGGGTCTTGACAGAGGTCAGTTAAAGAACGTTACTAAGCTTGCTTATGCACCTAATCAGACTCAAAGAGGAACGTTATATAACAGCGGTATAAATCCTGTTATAACATTCCCGGGTGAAGGCACTGTTCTTTGGGGTCAGAAAACAATGTTAAATAGAAATTCTTCATTTAACCGTGTGAATATCAGATGCTTGTTTAATACGATCGAAAGAACTTTGGCCAGAATGTCAAGATATTCAATTTTTGAATTTAATGATGCTTTTACAAGAAACAAAGTTATTTCAACAATTAAACCTTATCTTGCACAGGTTCAAGCCGGAAGAGGAATTCAGGAATTTAAGGTTGTTTGCGATACATCAAATAATACTCCTCAGATTATTGCTGAAAATAAACTGAATGTTGATATTTACATAAAACCTACTTATGTTGCTGAATTTATTCATTTAACATTTATAAATGTAGGTGTAAATAACTTTAATGTTGTTGTAACTGAATAATTTAAAAGGCTCTTTTGAGCCTTTTTAAAAATTTTTGAATAAGGAATTAAAAATGTCTTTTAAAGAATATATTTTAGAATCATCAGTAAATGAAGATGAAGGTCAATACAGAAAAAATTTAGCTCTTAAAAATGCTATTGTTGATTTTCTTTTTGATAAAAAACTGATAAAAACTGAAAAACCGTTTAAATGGCAAGATACATTAGATATGCCGACAACCAGAATTCCGAATGTTTTGGCACCGGATCCTATAACCCTTGAAAATGCTGTTTTAAAGGTTTTTATTAAATTTAGAAGTTTTGGAATTGATATAAGAACTGTTAGAGATCCGAATGACCGAAGAGTTTTAGGTAACAGTTATTTTACTTATGTTTTAATCGGTTACGGAAGTGATCAAACTCAAATTGCTTTACAATATAATGATGTAAGCAAGCTCGGAATTGACTTTTCTAAAGTTAAAATTTCAAGAAATTTAGTTTAATCAAAAACAACGTTATCAGCTTTTTTGAATTCTTGATAACGTTGTTTTTTTTATTTTTTCAATTTCCTATATAAAGGATATTAAAAATATTTAAAACAACGTTATAAGAAAATTCAAATTCTTGATAACGTTGTTTTTATTTTAATTACAACGTTATCAGCTTTTTGAATTTGTGATAACGTTGTTTTTATTTTAATTACAACGTAATGACTTTTATTGAATTTGTGATAACGTTGTTTTTAATCTTTTCCATTTATAACAGTGTTTTGAGATTATTCTTTTTGTTTTCAAAAAATCAATATTTTCAATTAAATTATCTGTTTCATTAAAATCTTTTAAGATTTTTAAATCAATTAACCTCTTATACTTCCTTCCGTCTTTATAAATCTTAATTTCAGAAAACATAAAAATTAAAACTGATCCGTCTTCAGGGTTAAGTTCTTTTGAATTTTCAAATTCATTTAAAATCTTATATTTCATTTTTCACTCCTTTTCAGTCATTTCATTTTTATTATAACATTTTTATTTAAAAAGTAAAATATTTTTTTAAATCCTTTATATAGGAAATTGAAAATTTTAAAAAACAACGTTATCAGCTTTTTAAAATCGTTGTAACGTTGTATTTAAAATAAAAACAACGTAATAACTTTTATCGAATTCGCGATAACGTTGTTTTTTAAAAAATTACAACGTAATAACTTTTATTGAATTCATGATTACGTTGTTTTTAACTATGTACAATTTTTTAAATTGATTTATAATATATTTAAAAATTATTGAGGATTAAAAATGATAGAAAATTCCGTTTGGTATGAAAAATACAGCCCGAAAAAAATTGAAGAAGTTATTTTACCTGAAAAATTAAAGAATCGTCTTATAGAATGTGTTAAAGCTCAAAAACTTCCTAATCTTGGATTTTGGTCTGCTAAACCCGGATTAGGAAAAAGCTCGACAGCAAGAGCTTTAATCAAATCTTTAGATGCTGATGCGATGTTTATTAACGCATCTTTTGAAAAAGGTATTGATATTTTAAGAAATAAAATTTTTAATTTTGCATCTCAAGAATCTTTTGATGATAGGACAAAAATCGTTGTACTTGATGAATGCGATTTTTTAACTAAAGATACGCAGGGTGCTTTCAGAGCATTTTTGGATGAGTTTTCAGCTAATTGCTCTTTTATCTTTACAGGTAATTATAAATCAAAAATAATTGAGCCTTTATTAGACAGATTAGAAAATTACGATTTTTGTGATTTTGAAAAGACTGAGATGATTAAACCTATTTTTGATCGTTTAGTTTATATTTTAGAATCTGAAAATGTTGAAGTAACTCAGGAAATAAAACTGAATTTGGCGAATATTATTAAGGTTTATTATCCTTGTATAAGATCCATGGTAGGAGTTCTTCAGAGATCAGTTTTAAACGGTAAATTTGAGTTTATTCAAGAATCTTCTGATTTTGATGATATTTTCAAATCAGTAAAAGAAAAGAATTTCCTTGATATTGTAAAGAAGGTAAACACATTAAATAATCCAGATGCAATGTATGAATTTCTTTATAATAATATAGAAGATTTTAAAGATATTGCAAATGCAATAATTAAAATTGCTGATTATCAGTTTAAAACTGAAACAGTCAGAGATAAAAATCTTAATTTAAGCGCTTGTTTGGTAGAACTTACAAAATGTTGCTAAAATGCTCAAAAATCCTATACAATTATACAGGATTTTTGATAAGTTAATAAAATTAACTAAAACACTAAAATAAGTTAATAAAATTAACTTTTTAGTTAAAAAAGTTAATAAAATTAACTAAAAGAGCTAAAAAAGTTAATAAAATAAACAAAGGAGCAAAAAATGGTAAAAAATGTGTTATTTTGTAGCAGGAATAAAATGATGAGGAATTTATACGAAGAAATTAAAATTGAATTAAAAAGTTTCGAAAAAACTGAAAATGATATTTTGTATGTTACCGGGATTTGTAAAAACGATTTAAGCAAATGTTACGATCCTAAAGGTTTTTTAGAAGCAGCTAAATTTATTGAATATGAGCCTTGTAAAAAGGGTGAATTCGATGCTGAAATAAATGAAAATTTAAGAATCATTTTAAATGACGGTACTTGGTTTGAAAGAGTTGTTTATAACAATTCTGAATGGTTTGAATATCTTGATGCCCAATGGTTTGAAAGTGACGAACCGAGTGAAATTAATTCAGATTGTCCATATCCTGTTGATGTTAAAATTGAAGAATTTAACGCAGAAGAAGTGCAAATTAAGAATTAATACGTTTTTAAAATATTTTAATTTTTTAAGTTTTATTATATAATAATTCAGGATAAAAGAAATGAAAAGATTAAACAATAATAACTTTGCTGATTTTTATTACAACAACGAACAAAAATGTTATGAATTTGAAGATTCAAAAGGAAGAGAGTATTACATTTATCCAGAATTAACCGGTTGGGCGGATGGAAGATTATTCTCAAAAATTTCAATTTATAACAAAAATGATTTAAAAGAATTCGAAGTAGGTTATGATTTTCATTTTGACTGCTGGTGTTTTGGATTTGCAAAGCGAAAATTAAATAAAACTCATTTTTTGTCTTTAAAATTTGAAATTTTTGAACAAGGAAAAATTGATTTTCCTGAATTTGAAGAATTAGAAGCCCTAGAAAATATTTTAAAAGATTCTTTAAAGAAAACTTTAACTTCAAAAGAATACACAGATGAGATTTTTAAAAAATAACTTTGAAATTTTAAATAACGTATTAAAAAGCTTTAAACTTTTTTCTAAAAGTGCCGATATATTATAATAGTGCTTGAAAAGAAAATAAAGGAGCAAATCATGGCTTTATATGTTAATACCAACGTTAGTTCTATCAACAGTCAGAGAAATTTAAATAAATCTACAAATGCTTTAAATACAGCATATAATCGTTTAGCATCAGGCTTCAGAATTAACTCAGCTAAAGATGATGCTGCAGGTTTGCAGATTTCAAATCGAATGACTTCTCAGATTAACGGTTTAACCCAAGGCAATAGAAATGCGAATGATGCAATTTCTATGACTCAGGCAACAGAAGGTGCTTTAGATGAAGTTACTGAAATGCTTCAGCGAATGCGAACTTTAGCGTTAGAATCCGCAAACGGAACGAATTCATCAGAACAAAGAACGGCAATTCAAGCTGAAATTGATCAGTTATCTTCAGAAATTACACGAATAGGTACTGATACAACTTTCGGTGATATAAATCTTTTTGATTCTGATAAAACCGTTAAATTCCAAGTAGGAGCAAATGCAAATCAGACAATTGATTTAAATCTTAAAGGAATGAGCACAATTGCAAGTTTTTCTACGGCTTTAGATTTAACCTCGGCTTCAGCATCTCAAGATGCAATTACAACTCTTGATGGAATGATAAAAAATGTAGATTCTTATCGAGGAACTTTAGGCGCTGTTCAAAACAGATTAGAGTCGACAATTTCAAATCAGGAAAATGTTATTGCTAATATTTCTGATGCAAGATCGAGAATTAGAGATGTTGATTATGCTTCAGAAACAGCAAATTATACACAACAGCAGATTCTTCAGCAAATGAGTACATCAATTTTGGCTCAAGCTAATCAAAAAAATTCAATAGCTTTAAGCCTTTTAGGTTAAAAACAGTAAAATAATTTAAAAATCCTGCACTTTGCAGGATTTTTTTATTTACAACGTATTTTTAAATTATTTAAAATCTTTTATCTTTATAATATAATACGTAAATAATAAAAATATTTAAAAGGAAGAATAATGGTAAGTTTAGAATATTGTGTCCAATCTTATAATCAGGAAGAATTTGTAAGAACTGAAAGAGGTTTAAAAACTGTAGTCAGCAGTTGCCAGATTTTTAAAAAAGAAAATATTAAAAAATTTTATAATTTTTTAAAAGAATTATCTGATTATAAAACATTAAAATACCCGTACACAAATTCTTGCGTTGTTTATTCTGACCTTTTTGAATTAGATATAATTGAAGAACTTGATTCTTATTCAATTTCAGGATCAGCAAAAGATTTTGAAATTGCTCAAAAAATTTATTTTGCTTTTGAAAAAGCAACTGAAGATGAGAATTTAGAAATAAATTTAAAACTGTTTAATGTTTTTGAAGATGACGGTGATTTAAACTGGAGTGTTTCTTTACTGCATAAAGATGATATTTCAGAGGAAAAATATTATCCATATTTAAAAATAGATCTTCTTTTTAAAAGATTTTATGAAAGTCCAGAAAATATTCTGATTTTAGTCGGTGAACCGGGGTTAGGAAAATCAAAATTTTCAAATTTAGCTGCTTTTCATTTAGGTAAAAATGCTAGTATTTTTAATCCTGAAGATTCAAATTTAAATATTGCATCTGTTCAAAATGCAAGAATTTTAGCATCTGAAAAATTTTGGAATTTCTTAACCGAGTCAAGAATAAATTTGGTAATTTTAGATGATTTAGATTTTATGTTAAGCCCTAGAGATGATGAAGAACGATCAGAAGCAGACAGACTTAAAAATGATTTTTTAAATAATTTTTTATCATTTACTGACGGTTTTGTAAAAAATAAAACTAAATTTATTATTACAACAAATCAGGATTATTCATCAATTGATTCTGCTCTTTTAAGAAAAGGAAGGCTTTTTGATTTATTACAATTAAGAAGATTAAATGAAAAAGAAGCAAAAAATATCTGGATTTCTGAAGGTCTTTCAGAAAATGATTATTCTTTAGGAAATAACGTTTTAGCATCTGATTTATCTCATGAAATATTTTTGAAAAAACTTAAAATAAATGAAAAAGATTATTTGCTTGATAAATCAATTTCAATTAACGTTTCAAAAAAGAAAATAGGAATTAAGAAAAAGTTATAAATATTTAAAAAGGATTAAAAATGTCATTTAAAGAATTTTTAAAAAATAAATATATGCTTGAAAGCTACGACAAAAGAACAATGCAAAATTCTAAAGCATATAAAGATATTTTAAATATTTTTAATAAACATAAAATAAAAGTTAAAAATTTAATGACAATAGTAATTAAAAACCAAGATTATATCTCTGTTATTCCTGAACTGGATTTAGGAAATATTGCTATTGAATTCAGAATTAACAAAATTTCTTCTTTAAAAAAGGAAGATTTTTTCAATATTTCATTTAATTTCGGTAGAAATATTTCAGCCGAAAGCGCTTTAGAATCAGGCGAACTTTTAACTTTGGTTTCAAAATGTGTTATTGAGTTAAATAATTACTTAAAAAATGCAAAAATAACAGATTTTTACGATCCCGATAATTAAATTTAATTTTCTTATATAAGAAACAACGTTATAAAATTTTAAAATTTTCTTATAACGTTGTTTTTTAACAGATAAATACAAGATCTTCAAGTTTAATTAAAAACTGTTCTTCAGTTGCTCCGTGAGTGTTTATTGGTTGTTTGTCTGTTTTCTTTACTTCGTAAATAATATTTTGTTCTTTTTTCTTTTCCGGTTTCTCTTCAAAAATTTCATTATAACTTTCTACATTATCTACATTTACATTTTTTAAAAATTCAGTTTTAGAAGGAGTAGGTACCGGTGCAGGAGCGTTTAAAATTTTAACTTCAGAAATTCCACTGAATTTTTTAGGTCTGTAAAACTTCAAACGTTTTTCAATAAAGCTGTCACTTTTAATTTTTCTATAAACATTTATTAAAGAACCTTGATTAAAATCTGAATACCAGTTACCATTAATAAAAACCGCCATGTGACCGTACTGTTTCCCTTTAAATCTATCAATAACATACACATCGCCGTTTCTAAATTGCGCAGGTCTTGGAATCTCAATAAAATCTCTTTTGAAGTTTGAGTGATTAGGAACGTCATAAGCATCTCCTGCATAATAAGGGAATTTAAAAACTTGCTGCAAAATAGTTTTTGCTCCGCGAGCGCAAAGTTTTTTCGATTTTTTATTTGTGATAGGATTAACCGGTCCGTCATCAGTTTGAATAGTAAAATAAGGAATTTCAAAAACGGCATTTTGAATTTCACTTTGCGATTCTTTTTCTTTTACCTGCCTATCAAGGCTTCCAAATTTAACTTCTTCATAATTAACAGGCACAGAAGAATAATTTTGATTTTGAGCAGAAAACTCAGTTTGTTTAATAATAACAGTGTCATTTAAATTCTCTGAATTTTGCTGAATTGAACCATCTTTTTGTCCGAATTTAGTATTAAAATCAGAAATATCACCAAAAAGTTTTTTATAATTTTTTTGTACTTCTTTTACATTAACTTCAATACCTTTATCGAATTTAGCGACTTCTTGCGCTAAAAGATCAACATTAAGCAAATCATTTACAACAGCAATTCTTTGTTGATCTTTATTAACATTTGGATGTGCATTTTTTAATTTTCTTATAATATCTGAAACAATTTCTCTAATTTCTTCATCAGATAAATGAGGCGCTCCTAAAGCCATTATTACAGGCAAATAACCGCCGTTGAACAGAGCTTCATTTTTAAATTGTTTAACTGTATTTGTAAAAATTTCAGCTTGCCTGAATTTTCCCGGTGATTTTTCAATTTCAGCTTTAAAGTTTGTTTTATAATTATCTAAATTTTTAGAAAAAGTTTCTAAGGCGTCAAAAGATGTAAAAAATTGATTAGAAATATCAAGTTTTTCTTTATTTGTTACCTGTTGAATAAAAGCGCTTTGGTCTTTAATATTAAGCTCTAAAAAATCATTTTTATTAACGTTAAAAACTTTATTTTTTTCAAGTTCTTCTGAAATTTTTATAGCAAGATTTTTAATAATTTTTAAAGATCTTTCACTGTCTTTTACAAAATAGTTAAAAACAAAAATAATTTGTTTTTCATAAATTTTAAATTCTTCTTTTGTAATATTTTCTTTTAAATAATATATAATATAAAAAATTAAAACTGTATCATTTAACCATTCGTCAAAACCTTTAAATGGAATAAGATTTCCTTTTCTTAAATCATTTATAATTCTCATTTGTGAAAATATTGAAACAGACGAATATATGCTGTCGCCGACTTCAACACCGGTTCCGAGTACTAAAGTATTTAAAATTTTGTGTTCTTTATCTTCTAAAAGCGAAATTAAAAATTTTAAACATGAAAAATCATTGTTTATCCGCGTTATTCTATCTTGATTTTGAATCCAGTTAAAAGTAGAAGCTGTAAATCTTTCATAATCTTTAAGAGAACGTTCAAAAATTTTAGAAAAAGGTTGATCATTCATTTTAATTAAAAAATCACCTTTAGAAAACTCAGTATATAAATGCCCGAATTTTTGACGTGTCATAAAAACTGTAATGAGATTTACAGTAAAAGAATAAAACATCTCAGCATTAGTATCGCCGCCAAGCCAGCTGATTTTTAAAGCATCTCCCCAATTCCATAAATCAAAATCGTCTTTTTCAAGAATAACTTTATTTGTTTTAAAATCAATAAAACTATTGTCTACTCCAAGCATAACAGAAGCATTTTCACCAAAAACTTCTCTTAATGACTCATCACTTAATTTAGCATTTTTAAAAGCATAATCAAAACCTTCTTTTCTTATAAGTTCCTGAGGATTTATAAAAGTTAATGGATCGTCAAAATCGCAATCAGCCATTTTGAATCCTAACCACCAGTCTCTGAATTTTTGCCATAAGTATTCAACAAAAGTTGTCACAAAACCGGCAGCAACCATTACTAACGGACCTCCGACAGTTGAAATTGCATTTGCGCCGAAAAGTGTCGTTTCTGCTATTAAATCATACAACCACCAATCACAAACAGCTTTCATATTTTGAACAATTTTTTGTCTTGTTTCAGCTGAAAGAACTTTGTATTTTTGAGGAAGTGAATCAGGATTCCAGATAAGTTTTCTTTGCCATTCAAAAGTTTTCTTTTGCGGATTCTGTCTGACATATCTTATATAATCATAAAGTAAAAATCCGCCGTTTACCCAAGGGATTTTTGAAAATGCTTTTCCGATAAATTTACATGATCTCGTAACAGTAGAAATAACTCCTTTAGGAGGTTGAACTCTTTGTAAATTTATTCCTGCTGCTTCTCTGATTTTTGAAAATCTTTTTGTTTCTTTTTCTAATTTTTTTAAATCATCTTTAAGTGCATCTAATTCGTCTTTAAGTCTTTTTGCAGTTGCTTCATGACCTCGAATCATTGTTGATGCTTTAACGGCATCAATTTTTCCTCTGTTTTTTAAAACCTCGATACCTTTTATTTTATTCTCGATTTTTCTGAGTTCATTTTGCTTATCAAAAATATTTTTATCAAATTTGTTAAAAACTTTTTCTAAAACAGTTTGTTTATCTGAGGTTAAAAATTTAAAAAATCCTTTTTCAGTTCTCATTGCTGCATTAAGGCGCGTAAAAAACTGAGCATCTTTTCCTTTTGCAAAAAATATATTTTTAGGAGCAAATTTACTGTATTTGTTAACAACATCTTTTAAAATTCTTTTATCTAACCAGCCTTTTTTAATTGCTGCACCGATTTCTTCAGAAAATAAAACTCCTTTAGTTAAAAAGAAAAGATTTAAACTTTGTTTTAAAGATTCACCGAAATTTCCACCCAATTTAACCGCTTTATTTGAATCTAAAAATAAAAGACGATAAAATAAAGATTTTGATGTTGTTAAATTTTCAAAACCTTCCTCTATGCTTTCAAAACTGTATTTACCGCTTTTATATAAACCATAAGCAGCACCTAATCCAGCTAAACCGATTCCTCCCCACTTTCCAGCTTTTGCAATTCTCGAATGAATAGTTGAAAAAACATTTTTATATTTTGCCCAGCTCATTTTTGTAAATTTGCCTTGCATTTTATCAGCTAAATCACCAAGCCATCTTCCTGCTCCTTGAACTGTTTTTGCTGATCCATAAGCGGCAAGTCTGTTTGACTTCTTAAAATCTAAGCCTAAATTTTTAAGTCTTTCAGAAATATGCCTTAAAAAGACAAATGCTGTCGCTCCAGCACCGATCAACCCTATACTGTCTGAAGATGCTTGAGCTAAATTATATCCTGCAGCGGCATTTCCTGTCATATTTCCAAAATCAGCATCTCCTCCACCAAGAGTTACGTTGATATTTGTCGCTTTTGGCGTTCCGCCTAGATCCTGCTTTTTAATTAAAGCATTTTGTGTTTCTTTTAAAGTAGAATTGATTTGAGCGATAGAACCGGCAATCTGTTTTAAATAAGGACCTGAAAGTTCGTTTTCTGTTTTAATTTGAGTAAACTGCTGCTGAAGGTCTAAAAGATGCTGAAGCTTTTCTTCTTTAATATGATTTAATCTTGTATCAAATTCTGTTTGATTGTTAATATCAAATAAAGAAGCTCTAATATCGTCAAGAAGATTATTTAATTCTAAAGAAACAGAACGATCAAACTCCATTCTTTTCTTAATTTCTGTAGGATCTAATTTTTCGTGATTATACTCATTTTTGACAAAAGTAACAGGAGCTCTTTGAGTTTGATTTTTTAATAAATTTTTTAAAACTTCTATATTTTGTTTTTGAATTTGTGTTTGCTGATTTTTTTGAGCAATAGCAGTCGCTGGATTTCCTTGAAAACCATCTTGAGGATTTAAACGACGACGCCAATATCGGATCCAGCTTTCAACATCTTTTACTTGTTTTTGCAGATCAGCCGGCGGTGCTGCTGGGGTTGTAGCCATTTTTGCTCCTTTTAATTATGAGTATTTTCTTGTCTTTTCTTTGTTATTTCATTTTGCGTTTCGCGTAATAAATTAAGTTCAAAAACTCTTTCTAACGGTGTCATTTCTAAAATATCTGATCTTGTTAAATGACCGTGATAAACTAATAAATGTATGTACTTGCTTAATGTTCCAAAATCTTCTTCAGAAATAAATTCAATTATTTTTCTGGCAGTTAAATTCGAAAAATTTTCACCTTTACAATAAAAGCATTTAAATAAAATTTTAAAATTATAAACATCTAAATAATCTTTTAAATTTTTTGAAATTTCTTCATATTCGTCATAATCCATCTCATCAATTGTTTTCTCATCTAAAAAATCTTCTATTTTTATTTCATTTAATTTTGATTTTTCAACTAATCCATGAATTTTTTCACTTTGTTTTTTAGCCGATTCTAAAATATTATTTATAAAAATTGTTGTTTCTACAGCTTTTTTGCATTTTTCGCATTTAAATTTGATATTTATTTCATTTCCGAAAGATACTTCACGTATTTTTAAAAGAATAAGAAGTTTTTCTAATTCTGAAAATTTATTTAAATCAATTTCTTGAGAAGCTAAAATCTGATTAACAATAAAATTGTAATCTTCATTCTCATCTGAATTTGAAAAAAGATATTCAAGAATATCTAATTCTTCTTTTGTTTTTAACGGTCTAATACAGAATTTTTTACCATTTAAAAAGAAAATACTTTTCATTTTAATCCTTTTAAAAATATTTTACTTCTTTATATAAGAAAATAAAAAATTTTAAAAAAACAACGTTATCAGCTTTTTCGATTTTCTTATAACGTTGTTTTTTTTTCTAAAATTACAACGTAATAACTTTTTTCTAATTTGTGATAACGTTGTTTTTTCTAAAATTACAACGTAATAGCTTTTATTGAATTTGTGATAACGTTGTAATTTCTTATAATAACTTTAATTATCTAAAACTCTCCATGATTCAGGAAAGAACTCAGGTAAAGTTGAAAAGTTTTCAAAAAACTCTTCCCCGCAATCTTTACATTTAATTTTATTATCAAAAACAACAGTAAATCGCATTTCCATCCATTGTTTAAAAATTTCATTTGCTTCATCAGCATCTAAATTAGCGATAAAATCCGCCAAATCTGCATAATCTTTTGCGGTTTCGACAACAATATTATTGTATTCTTTAATATGAAAAACAAAATCATTTATAAAAAGACTGAATTCTGAAAGTTCAGAATTATTAAGTGCTTCATAAAGATCTTTTTTAGTTATTGCACCGATTTTAAATGTATTATTGCCGCTGACAATATCTTTATAATTACCGCCTTTGGTATGCACAAGTTTCGATAAGTCAAGTTCTAGTTTTTCTTTTCCTGAGCAGTTAGGGCAATAAACAGTGAATTTCAATTTATCATGCACTGAAAGATCACGAATTCTGAATAAAAGATAATTAAATTCTTCTTGGTCAATTGCAATATCTTCTTCTAAGCAATTATAAACCAAAGCATCTTTTGCATCAGACCAGTTTTTAGCGGCATCAAAATTCTTTTTATCTTTTATTTTCCACTTTCTGATATGAACTATTCTTCCGTCCGGTAAATGTACTTCTGACCGATCAGAAGTTTGAGATTCTAAATTTCTGTCGATTTTATATTCGGCTTTTAAAGTTTTTTCAATTTTTTCTTCAAGCATTTCAGAAAGGTTTTGAGGTTCTTCTTCTGTTTGGATTTCTCCGTTTTCATTTTTTACTAAAGTTTTCTCTTTAATCATTTTCTTTACATCGTCAGGAAAACTTTCAATTAAATCTTCGTTTTTTAAATCAATAACTTCAATTTCTGAGTCTAATTCAAAATCTTTATTTAAATCGTCTTGCGCTTGAATCATATTTTATCCTTTTTTAAAAATTCTTAAATACACTTTCATTTATAGTCAATTCAAATTTAGGTGAAACAATATCTATGCTCACTTCAAGAATTGTGCCGGAATCTTTTTCTGATGTTTTAAAATCAACCTGTGAAACTCCTTTTAAAATACAATCTGAAAACACAGCAACCACATGCTCTTTTTCAGTCGGATAATCAGGTAATTTAAAAACAGTTATTGTAAATTTACACTGATCAGGGTAAAAATTTTTTTGAGCTAAAAACAGAGAACTGAAGAACTTCCATATTGTCATTTGATCATGGTCTAAAAAATCAATTTTAATATCAAAAATTTCAGAAGGAAAACTCGGTGTTACTACATTTTGCATATTTACCCAGTTTTGAATAGGTGTTTGCTGTAAACCGGGAATATTAGTTGATCTTAAATAAACTTCTTCTTCACCTTGCTCAAGTTTTGCTTTAACTGAGCTGTCAAGCCCCAAATCATAACAAATTTCGGGATTGTCAAATGAAATTGCAGTTCTAAAACTGTTTGAAAAACTCCATTTTGTATTTTTTAATTTATTATAAGCATCTTGTAAATTTTCAATTGCCATTTTAAACTCGTCACTTTTTAAAGTATTTATAAATAAGATAAAATGTGATTTTTAAATATTCTTATATAAGAAATTTTAAAAACAACGTTATCAGAAATTTTGAATTTGCTGTAACGTTGAAATATTATGTTAAGTGGTAAAAAATGGTAAATTATCAAATACTAATGCAGAAATTTTTAGGAGACGGTGCGAGGTCTTCAAAATTTGATATTTCTTTAGAATTACCGGGAATTTTAAAAAAAATCGGTAATGTTAAAGATCAAGATTATTCAAAAGCAATTTCTGTTCTTTGTAAATCGTCCTCATTCCCGTCAAAAGCGGTTTCTTCTCAAGACATTGTTTTCAGAGGTCAAACATTCCGCGTTCCAGTTCAAGCGAATTTCAGCGGTGATTGGACCTGTGATTTTTATTCAGACGAAACTCATGAATTAAGAAAACTTTTTGAAAACTGGTCTAATGCAATAAATGCAACAAGAAAAAATGCTGATTTTTTTAATATTCAAAATCCAGATTTAAACGGTGATTTAACGCCTGAAAAACTGATTTTAGATAATGTTAAAATTTATCAATATCCTTTTGAAGCTCAGATAGGAACAGAAGATTTTCAACCGGTTGCTGTCTATACTTTATACGGTGTTTTCCCTACCAGCATCACACAGGTTGAAGCATCTTCAGAATCTGACAGTATTGAAACATTTTCTGTAACATTTACATACACATATTTTGAGATTACTAATAACTAATTATGAATAAATATACTGAAATTAAAAATGCTCTTAAAGGCGGAATGAAAACAAACAATTACAGAGTTGTTTTTAATATTCCGACAGATGACGGAGCACAAAATTATTCTGAAAACGGTCTGGCAAAAGGTGCAAATTCTGTTTTTAACGGTGTTTTAAATATTCTTTGCCAAAGTACAACATTTCCTTCAAGAAAAATAGGAACAAACAGTGTTTATTTCAGAGGCAGAAAAGTTATTTTAAGAGGAATTGAAGAATTTGATGAAACATGGTCATGTACTTTCGCAGATGATTATAATTCAAATGTAAGAAGAGTTTTTGAAAACTGGCTGACAGGAATTGATTCTCAGGAAAGAAAAAATATTTGGACAAATTATCAGACTGATATTAAAATCATTCAATTAAGCCCTGAAGGAAATCCGGTTTTCGGATATTTACTTTCAAATGCGTTTGTTTCAAGTTTATCTCCTACAGATTTTTCAGATGATAAAGGTGATTTGGTAAAAATCACTGTTACTTTCTCTTATTCAAAATGTTCAATTTTAAGTTCAGCAGAACTTTTAGATTAAAAATTTATAAATAGATTAAAAGATTAGGAAAAAAAGATGACTAACAGAATTTCAGAAATTAAAGCAAAAATCGGTGCCGGTGCAAGATCAAATAAATTCATGGTTTATTTTTCATTCCCTCAAGGATTAGATGTTTCTTCTACCGGTCTTGAAAATGATGCCGCTATTTTATGCCATGCTTCATCAATTCCAAATAGAAGTGTAGGATCAATTGAAGTTTTTAATCAAGGCAGAAAATATATTTTACCGGGTGATACAGAATTCGGCGGTTCATGGACCTGTTCATTCTATAATACTGAAGAACACAATTTAAGAAGAGCATTTTTAGCTTGGCAAAAAGCAATTGATCATGCTCAGACCGGAACTCATACCGGAAATCCGTCAGCTTTGCAGGTAACAATGAAAATTGCACAGCTTGACTCCGCTGAAAATGAGACTGTTACTTATGAACTTCACAATGTTTGGCCGTCAGAGGTTTCAGAATTAAGTATGGATCAGGCATCTACAAATGCTCTTGAAGATTATACAGTAACCTTTACATATACCGATTGGGTAGTAGGTGATGATGAAGATAATGACCAGCCGGCAAGATATAACGGTGCAACTTTAAATGATGTTTCTTTAAATAATTAAGAATAAATAAAATAAATTATGGGTTTTTTCAATAAAGTTGAAAGGATTCTTGAACAAATAAATCCTTTTACAAGATCAGAAGCTAAAAAAGTGCTTAAAGATCTTTTAAAGCAAAAACATAATATAAGAAAAGAAACAGATGTTGGAAACGTTTGTTTCTTTGATTACGATCCAAAAGATTTAAAACATGTCTGGGACAGAAAACCTTTAATTCTTGTTTTAGATCAAACAAAAAATTATGTTTTGGGATTAAATTTTCATTGGATCAGAACACAACAGCGAATTGAACTAATCGAATTTATTTTAAAGCTTAATTTAAAAAATGATAAAATAAGAACTCCGTTGAAATTTTCTTATAAACAGTTAAAACCTTTTTTACAAAATAACGGATATAAAAAATGTGTTCATGTTTATATCAGAAACAGAATAGGTCAAGGAGTTTCTTTAAAATCAAATTATTTGCTTGAAGCAGCAAAATTAGATTTAGCAGTATTTTTAAAAGGATAATTTAAAATTTTTCTAAAAGGATAAAAAAATGGAAAAAGAACTTTTAAAGCAGGTTTTAAATGACAAAACCAGCGAATTTCAAAAACAATTTTCTTCTCAGTTAAGAGAAGCTTTACAAAACCACCCGAGAATTCAAAAAACACGTAAATTATCAAAAATTTACGAACAAATTAATGCTTTAAATAAAGAAATTAAAGATCTTTTAAAAGAAGCAAAATTAGTTGAAGCAGAAGGTTCTGAAGCTTTTGATGATGATTCAGATTCTATCGGTATTGATCCTCAAAATGATAATGTTGAATATACAGAAGTTGATTCTATGACAAATCTTTTAGGAACAGATACTCCAAATGATGTTCCTGATGTTACTCCTATTCCAGAATCAGAATGGTCTGATATTTTTAAAGAAGAATACAATCCTGAAGAAGATGACACAAACATCACTGATGACGCTGAATTAAAAGATGAAACAAACGGTCTTGGTGAAGTTGATCCTCATGAGATCAGATTAGAAAGAAAAATCGGAACTGACTCGACAAACGATAATGTTGAGCAAGTGAAGGTTTTTGACGGAATTTAATAGGAGAATGTTATGAGTTCTTTAATGTTTGATGCCGATAATCAAGGTTTAACAGTTGAAAAAGAAGAAGTCATAAATGAAGCAACTGGTAAATCTGAGAAAAAATATAAGATTAAAGGAATTTTTTCGACAATCGGCGAGAAAAATAGGAACGGACGCACTTATCCAAGAGAATTATGGATAAATGAAGTTAATTCCTATCAAAATGAAATAAGATCAGGATCAATAAATACTTTAATGGAATATGAGCATCCGGCAAGAACAGAAGTTGATCCTATGAAAGCTGTTTCAAAAATTGAAAAACTTTGGATCGATGGACAGTACGTTATGGGTGAAGCAGTTTTACTTGATAACCCTCAGGCAAATCAGTTAAAATCGCTGATCGATAACGGCGTTAAAATTTCAGTAAGCTCTCGCGGTGTCGGATCTGTTAAAAACGGAATTGTTGAATCATTTAAGTTAATCACTTATGATATTGTTCCTAATCCTTCAGATTATAACGCAACTATGAACGGTATGTGCGAAGCTCAAAGACTTTGTGAAGGTATTGTTCAAGGTAAGAGTTATGAAATTGACAATTTTGGAAATATTGTTGAAAAAGCTGAAGTGACTGAAGAAGCAACTGAAGTAACTGAAGAAGTTGAAGAAACAGTTAACGAAAATAATTCTGAAGAAACAGTTGTTGAAAACAATTCTGAAGAAGTTAAAACAGAAGAAACAGTTGTTGAAAATTCTAAAATTGAAGAAGTTATAAACTCTTTAAGAGAAGAATTTAAAGAATCCTTTAATTCTTTAAAAGAATCTTTAAAACCTGAAAAATCTGAAGTAGAGATTACTGAAGAAAAAACAGAAGAAATAACTGAAAATACAGATGTAAATAAAGAAGAAGAAAAAATCACAGAAGAAATTACTTTAGCTCAAAAGCAAGATGCAATTCGTGATTTATTCGAAAATTTTTTACAAAAAATTTAAATTTAATCGTAAAAATTTAAATTCAAAAAAATATAAATATTTAAAAAACAATTTATTGGAGAATTTTAAATGCTGGAACAATTTAAAGAAAGTCTAGGCGAAGCATTTACCGACGAACTTCAAGAAGAATTAGAAGGCAAAATTGATGCTTTAATTGAATCCAAAGCATCAATGCTTGCTGACGAAAAAATTGAAGAAGAAACATTGCGTCTGAATGATCTTTGTGAATCATACAAAAACCAGATTAAAGAAGATGCAATTCAGTATGTAGATGGTCAACTAGAAAAGCTAAACAATATTATTGAAAAGTTTATTGATAAAACTGTAAATGATTTTGTTTTAGAACACAACGATACTTTTGAAGTTACTGAAGCTGATTATAAAGCAAATATTATTTTAGATTCTTTAGCAAATGCCTGCACAATTGCCGGTGTTTCTGCTCAAAAGATTGCTGAATCCGCTTACGCTGTAAATAATGAACAGGCAATTTCTGAAAACGCAAAGATGATGCGAGCTTTGAGTGCAATGCAAAAACTTGAAGAAGAAAAATCTAATTTGTTAAAAGAAAATCAGAAGCTGATTAAAATGGGAATTATTGCCGAACTTAAGGAAGGTTTAGTTGGTGAAGACGCCGCTAAATTCGAACGTTGCGCTAATAATGTTCCTTTTGAAAAGTCAAAGAAATATATAAATAAGTTAGAAAACTTAAAGGAAAGCATTTTAGCTGAAAGTAAAATTGCTGAAGAATGCAAAAAAGAAGCTGAAGATTTAGAAGAAGAAGAAGATATTGAAGTTTCAGAAGAATTTATGCCTCAGAGAGTTCCAATGAAAACTCCAACCAGAGATGATTCAATTCAAAGTTCAAAAGCTGAAAGTTTAAATGAATCTAAAAATTCTGAATTTTCATCACGTTTAAGAAGATTATTTTAAAATTTAAAAATATATTTTTAAGGAGAATCCGTTAATGGATATGTTAATAAATGAAGCAATTTCTAACGAATTTGCAAAGAGCGTTCTGGAATCTGACAAGTACGGTCCGATTTCTGACTCTCAAAAAGAAATAGTTGCTCAGTTAATTGAAAATACTCAGGCTGATGTTCAAAAAACTTTAAATGAAGGTACTTTAACAGGCGACGTTGCACAATTTACTCCAATCATAATTCCTATGATTAGACGTATTTATCCTAATCTGATCGCAAATGAACTGTTAGGTGTACAACCTATGTCTATGCCTACCGGCTTTATCTATGCTTTAGTTAATCAGTATCTTGGTGATGGTCTTAAGAAAGTTGATGATCGTCCAAAGCCAGCTGGTGTTATCTATCAGGTTTCTTTAGCTGATGCAGATTTAATTAAAGCTCAGGTTCAGGCAGGTACAATTACCACATCTACATCAAAGATCAAGGATTCTACCGGTGCTGATAAAGGTTTTGTTCTTTATATCGAAGATGACAAGATTCTTGCAACTGTTGATGTTGACAATACTTCTGCTCATACAAATCAGAGTTTAAATGTTGGTGATACTTTTGATATTGATACCGTTCTTAAAGGTTTGACAGTAACCGCAGTATACACTAACGAATCTTCTTTCGCTCATATCCTGAAGAACTTCACTGGTCCTTATAAGACAGTTGAAGCTGAACACTTAGGCGACGAAATGAGAGAAGTTGGTTTCAGTATTTCAAGAAAACCAATTGCAGCAGATTCTCGCGCTCTGAAAGGTAAGTATACTGTTGAACTTTATCAGGACTTAAAAGCTCAGCACGGTTTAACCGCTGACGAAGAACTGATGAGCTTGATGCAGTATGAAATTCAGGCTGAAATTGACCGTGAAATCGTTGATTTCGTTAAGGATAATTCTACCTGGTTACCTGATACTGT